TCGGGCGCCACCCTTAATGTTGAACTTATGTTCAGCAATCCATGTAGTATGAAGTCCGATTCCTTCTACGAACACTGGAGCCCCGGAGGGAGCGAGACAGTCACGTTTTCGTGTCTGGCCTCGTCTCATACTCCGTTGGAAAACCACCCGCCTCACGAGTATACCTTTCATTGGGATCCTTTTTTGGATCACTTTGAGCGGATTACCCCGAACTCGGGTGGTAACCGTCATGCGTTTAAGAACTTTCAACACTATAAAGGTGTTGGTCTTAGACCCGACGGTGGCTCGCTGCCGATATACACCAATCAGTGGGGGTTCTTCCCTCACGTATATTGGGGTGTAGCAAGCAGCGGTGTAGGCTGGGGAGGGTTTAATGGCGTTAATAACGTCATTAACGGACTCGGTATACCTGTCTTATCCTCAAACGGGACGGACGGGTATTATGTGCCGATCGCAGGCCAGGATAGTTTTATCCCTGCACCTGCCGATCTTGACGCTCTTATTAGTCGCGCTTATAGCGTGATTATGCCGAGCGTCAAAAGTGACTTGAGTATCTTAAACTCGTTGTACGAGTTGAAGGATTTCAAGACACTGCCACAAACCATTCGGAGGATGGCTAACGTCTTCGACCTTTTGGGTCGGAGACCTAACCTGACTCTGAGGAGGTTAACCGGAGCGGCGTCTGCTTCTGCAGCCGACGGTTATTTGCAATATGCATTTAACTTTAGACCGCTCTTATCTGACATCCGCGGTATTTTTACTGCGTTGTCGCGTCACGAACGTCGTATAAACGACCTAGTTACACGCTCGGGATGTGTGCAAGAACGACATTTTAGTGTCGACTTACACGAGTTCACAGACTGGTCCGACTCAAGTGATCTGTACTTTACCGCTCCAACAAATGAGTTGGATCCGGCTACGGTATATATCATGCGAAGGTCAGCTGTGCACAAACCATCCAAGTTCCATGTTCAAGTGGAGTTTAATTATAACTTCACGGAGTACCAACGCGAGCATGCTCGCCTACTTGGTCTTCTGGATGCTTTCGGGGTTAATCTTAACCCTTCAATCATCTGGAATGCCATACCGTACTCGTTCTTGTTTGATTGGGTTATCGGTGTGAACCGATATCTCGACTCATTCAAGATAGCGAACATGGAACCGAAGATAAACATACTACGGTCTCTGTGGTCGATCAAGAGGGAAAGAACGACGACTGTGACGAGAGGAATCTCGCCGCATTTGTCTTATCCTTTCCCATGCGATCAAACGCAGAAACCATGCGCGGAGTTCCACGAAACGGCTTACCGCCGCCAAGTGGGTACTCCGAGTTATGCTCAGATTCAAATGAGCGGGCTATCCTCTTCCGAGGTATCCCTGGGCGCCGCCTTGATTTTATCAAGGCGAAGATAGCCCATTAAACCCGGACCCTTTTAGGGGTCCAACGCAGAAGGACGTTGTTCCTTCACAACAAATGCATGCTAAGTGATACACTTGTAACAAACGAGATCAAGAACGCATCCGGCACGGAGGTTGAATTCTCCCGCTGGGTGAGTAGTGGACGGAGCACCGAGTTTCGCAACCCGGCTGCTGCCCCGTCACTGCCCCAAATCCTCAGTATATCTCATACTGAAACTGGGACAGGGTTGAGGAAAACGCGTCGGTCAGTCATCAGATTTGACGTGAGTCATATCTCGACTGTCGATAACGTTACTCCTTTGGGAACTGAATGTCATCTCGTCCTGACTAACCCCATTGGGGGGATCACGACGAATGCTCAGGCCCAATTGGTTCTGGCGTACATGATGTCGTTTTTGGCCTCTCTTGGGGCCTCGACGACCATCTTGTATGACGGAACCGGCAACGGCGCTAAGACCTTGCTCGAAGGTAGCCTCTAGTAGGTTCCCTTCTTTCAAAGTCCGTTCCTGACTCCTTCATTTATGAACGCAATCCTCATCCCTATTCCTGATTTGTATTGGACAGTGTTGGCAACCGGTTTTTGGGTTGTCTTCGCTATCCTGTTACTTACTAAGTTTAAGGATGAGGACCTTTAGTTCATAGGTGGAGGTTTTGTTCGAATCAGATTATGATCTGGTAAAAGGCCCCTGCTGCTGAGAACTTCGGGATTACTAACTTTCCATCTCTCGTAAGAGTGACGGTCGTTAGGGTCACGGTGTCCCCTTCAGTAGGAGTCGATGTCAGATCGTAGTCAGAAGTGACTACGTTAACCTTTAACAGTACTTTGATCTGCCGGGAAACTGGTGGCTCGATTACTGTTGGGGGTTTCTGTAGTGCTTCGAACGTTGATACGTCTTTCATAGATGTGTCTTCGTTTATTCGAGCTGTCTCTCTGACTCTGGTGTATTGCATGCTCTAGGAATACCTCCCTAACAAGGGTGGTATAACCAAAAGCCTAGATGACCGAAATAAAGATCATCGCTGCACTACTCCAGAGCGTTCAAAACGCTCATGGACTGGTGTTCAACACTAGAGCCCTTCGCTTGACCTTGCAAAAGGTCGAGAAAAGGTACTCTAAGGAAGGACGGAGTTTTCTTACGAAAACTCTTCCCCGTTTGGGCAAAGCCTTTGATAAGGCCATTGCTGGAAATACTCGGCTAAACTCTAGAAGGTTGGGATTTAAACCCCAACCCAATAGTGAACTTCCCATCTTTATGGGTGAGTTCTTTAACCGAGTACTCCAACCAAATGGAGATATCCTTCCTGATCCGTGTGCTCACAGCGTCGGAGTACTGAGGGACGTTTTGTATTTGTTTTACAAATACGAAGACCCTTATACCGATGAACAAGAGCAACAAGTCGTCTCCGCCTTCAAAAGGACGGAGAGCGACCTATCGACTCATACATCAATCTTCCAAGCACTTCAGCAAAAGTTTGCTGAAGAAGCTTCGGAAGACCCTGGTGTTAATCGCTATACTTCTTGGCGAAAACCTCTTAAGGTTATTAACCAAGAGAATGTAGCACGCCGTGCGAGACAGCTCCTTGCGGAACTGTTTCGAACGTTTGACCCCCTCGACATCTACCCTAGGCACGGACCGGGAGTGGTTGCTACCAAGCAACGCGCTCACGAGAAGTACCTATGGTCGAACGTCGCGGAGTCGATCACAACCATGTACCCGTTTGATGCGTATTTCTGCGCATCACCCGGCCATGTTTGCGATTCGTATCAGTCTTTTTCAAGACTGACACAGGAGGAGCTTCCGGCACGAGTTTTACTCGTACCGAAGGATTCTCGCGGCCCGCGTCTAATCTCGTGTGAACCCGTTGATAAACAATGGGTCCAACAGGGACTAGGCCGAGCAATAGTCGAACGTGTGGAGTCTCATTCCATTACCAAATGGAACGTTAACTTCACAGATCAAGGACCGAACCGTTGTGGAGCCGCTCTAGGTTCCATAACGGGGAAGTACGCAACTCTGGACCTCAATGAGGCTTCAGATCGCGTCCACCTTGATCTTGTTCGTCTGCTATTTCCAGCCGGCCTTATGCCGTATCTGGAAGCGTGCAGAAGTTCATCGACGGAGCTACCGGACGGTGAGGTTTTGAAACTCCTAAAGTTTGCACCGATGGGATCAGCATTATGCTTTCCCATCCTTGCTTTAACTGTTTGGAGTATCCTCACTGCCGCAGCCCCCGACGCATATACGCGAGAGCGTATATTAGTGTATGGTGATGACGTCATAGTCCCAACGGCTTACGCCGCGAACGCTATGGAACAACTTGAGTCTTTTGGGTTGAAAATCAACCGAGACAAGAGTTGCATCAGTGGACTCTTTTAGAGTCATGTGGCATGGATGCCTTCAAAGGCAAGAATGTCACTCCCGTCCGTTTACGGACGGTCTGGTCGTCATCACGGAGCCCCGAAGTTTATGTCAGTTGGATCGCTTATGCGAACTCCCTCTGGGATAAACAGTACTATCGAGTTTACGACTTGATCGTCGCAAACTTATTGTCCATCTATGGACGAATTCCAGACGATGAGATGTCCGGTGCGAGTAAAACTCGTACCGGGTTTTATCCCAGTCTGCGATACGTACCTGATGATGCGAAACCGAAAATCCGAAGATGGAATCCCAACCTGCAGAGGTTGGAATACCGTGTCTTGGATGTTAGGTCTCCCGTGCGAAATAAGCTGATTGATGGCTGGTCAATGTTACTTCGGTATTTTGCCGAGGTAGCGAACCAACGCAATCAGCGTACGGGAATACATCAAGGATCTTTTGATTCTCTTGAGAATCTTATAGATCCCTTTTCAGTCGGTTCATACACGGACCGGCGTACGAGCACGCTCGTGCGTCGGTGGCGATGAATGGTTATTTAGTTTAATCAACTATTAACCGAGGCTAGGG